ATGGCTAGAAAGACTAATCTAAGACGAGCCCGCAGACAAAAACTACCAAGAAAACTAAGATGAAGAAAAAGCTTTCCCACGAGGAACGCTATCAAATCTGTAAAAAATGCCCAAACTTAGATAAACGATGGAAAGTCTGTAAAGTTTGTAATTGTTTTATGCCCCTCAAAACAAAAATTAGATGGGCAGAGTGTCCTGAGGAACCACCTCGCTGGACATAAGGGGAAAATATGCCGTATCATTATAAACCAAAAAAGAAAAAGAAAAAAGGTAAAAAGAAAAAATCTATGGGAGGCTTAACAGCTGCTCAGAAAAAATTACCAATGGCTTTACAGAAAGCTATCTTAAAAAGAAAAAAGGGTAAAAAGAAAAAGTAATGCCTGTACGTAAAGTAAAAGGCGGTTACAAGTGGGGCAAGTCTGGCAAAGTTTACAAAACTAAAAAACAAGCTGAAGCCCAAGGCAGAGCAATATATGCTTCTGGATACAAAAAGAATGGCAAGAAAAAGAAAAAGCGTTAAAAAGAAACCAGTGCCAACAAATCCTAAGCTGTATGCAAGAATTAAAGCACAGGCAAAAAGAAAATTTAAAGTTTATCCAAGTGCATATGCAAACGGATGGTTAGTAAAAACTTACAAAGCAAAAGGCGGTAAGTATCGCATGGGAAAAAGAAAATGAAAGGAATATACACAGGAGACGGAAAATTTATCGTTAAAAGTGGACACACAGATGCTGCTTCTGCAATAACAAGCTGCAAAATCATTATGAGTCATTGCCAAATGATCCTAGATGGATTAGAAGGTAACGAAGAAATGGACAAGCTTCCTACATGGTGGACAAATAAATTAGCTATTTCTGAATACGAAGTTGTATCAGCTGCTAATTATTTATCATCTGGAGATATTGAACACGAACATGGCGAAACCTAAAGGTGGTTTAACAAAGTGGTTTAAAGAAAAGTGGGTAGATATAGGTCGTCCTAAGAAAAAAGGAAAATATCAACCTTGTGGTAGAGGAAAAGCAAAAACCTCTCGAAGAGGGTATCCAAAATGTGTACCTTTAGCACGAGCGAGAACTATGAGTAAAGCTCAAAAGAAGTCTGCAGTTAGAAGAAAAAGGGCAGTGAGCCAAGGAGTCGGAGGCAGACCAACAAATGTTCGAACAATCACCAGAAGAAAAACTAAAAGACGTACGAGAAGCAGAGGTTAAATTTGCTGACTGGGCTCTACAAAGAATTTCTCAAGGAGAGTTTCGAAAAAATTATTACAAACTATTAAAACAATACGAGGAAGAAAATGGTAGAATGGTTAAAGATTAAATGGACACAATTTGTGAACATTGTTTCAGGACAAGACAAAAACTGGGACGGCGAAGTGGATATCAAAGATAAACTGATAGAAGCCGAGCAAAAAGCTAAAAGCTAAAATTCATTAGCTAAGTCATATAAGGACTAGCATGGACAGACGAGAAACTGCAAACGAGATTTTACAAATAGTAAGGATGTCGCTTAAATTCAAAAAAGCTATAGAACAAAGACTAGCGTGGAGTGAAGAACTTCGTAGCTTATTAAATTTACCACGCACTAAAAATAATAAAGAATTATTAAAAACTCATTTAAAAAATGGGACGGAACAGGCTTAGCCTGTTTAGGAAAAGAAAATGGCAAGACAAGGCGGATTTCTTAGCGGACCTAGTGTACATGGTACATCAAAGTTAGCTAAACATAAACTAAAAAGAGGACTTACTAGAGACCTCAATGCAGCTGCAGGAACTTTTGTTAATACAAAGACCCCTATGTCCACTCCAGGTGGATTCTACGGAGCTGCTCCGAAAGCAATCGGACCAAGATTCGGCAAAACAGTCAACCCTAAAAGGGCTAGATTTAGTAAAAAAGGTGCAAGCCGAATATTACGTAGAAGATAAATATTATTCACAGAGACTTTCATAACTTTATGAAAGCAGGACGACTTAATAAAGTCGTAAATATGATACACAATGGCACTAACGACAGCAGAAAAAGCAAGGCTAAAAAAGGCAGGACTAAACGGACTAAATAAACCGAAAAGAACTCCTAAGCACCGAACAAAGAAAGCAGTTGTAGCTGTAAGAGTCGGTGGCAAAGTGAAAATCATTCGTTTTGGAGCGCAAGGCATGGGACATAATTATAGTCCAGAAGCACGACGCAGTTTCAAAGCGAGACATGGAAGAAATATTGCAAAAGGCAAATCTTCCGCAGCCTATTGGGCAAACAAAGTATTTTGGGCAGGTAAAGGTGGTTCAAAGAAAAGACCACCTCGCTCCCAAAAAAGACAACTTGGAATCAAACGAAGGAAAAAATGAGCGCAGTACCAAAAGTAATAGATAGACGAGAAATATGGCTAGATGGAGTATCAATAGATGCTACCAAAACTTTATCAAAATTACAAAATCGCAGAATTAGCGGTATTACTTTATCTGAAAAAGAGGAAGAAGCTTGTGAACTAGCAACAGGCTATTTATATCTACTCCGACTCTGCAAAGATTATGGAATGTTTGATTCTGATGACCCATTTAATTTATTTGAAAAAGAGACCCTACATTGATCGAAATCAGCCGTTCAGATATTGTATCTGACTATCACATGGATTTAACTCCAGAAGTTCGTTTTATCAAGCTACCTATTGAAGGCTATCTTGACTTATTAAACATCACTCCCAACTCCTCTCAGACTGCAATCATAAATGCAATCAATAATCCTAAATATCGTTTTATAACTGCAGCAGTATCACGGCGACAAGGCAAAACATATATAAGTAATATAATAGGACAACTAACTTGTTTAGTACCTGGTTCACATGTATTACTTATGTCACCAAATTACTCATTATCCCAAATCTCATTTGACTTACAGAGAAATCTCATCAAGCATTTTGACTTAGAGGTAACACGAGACAACGCAAAAGACAAAGTTATTGAACTATCAAACGGTTCTACAATACGAATGGGTTCTATCAATCAGGTAGACTCAGTAGTTGGTAGAAGTTATGACTTAATTATATTTGATGAAGCAGCACTAACAGATGGCAGAGATGCCTTTAATGTTGCACTACGTCCTACACTAGATAAAGAAAACTCAAAAGCAATTTTTATATCGACTCCTCGGGGAAGAAATAACTACTTTGCTGAGTTTTACTATAGAGGGTGGACAGAAGAGTTTCCTGAGTGGTGTAGTATAAAAGCTACTTATCATGAAAACCCTCGAGTCTCAGAAGCCGATATTCTCGAAGCTAGAAAAACAATGTCAGAAGCTGAATTCAATCAAGAATACATGGCAGACTTCAATGTATTTGAAGGACAAATATGGAAATTTAATCATGAAAAATGTACTGGAGACTTTTCAGAACTAGATATTCGAGAGCTTGATGTATTTGCAGGATTAGACGTTGGTTACAAAGATCCAACAGCACTATGTGTTGTTGCATACGACTGGGATACTTCGACTTATTACTTAGTTGATGAATACTACAATTCAGAAAGAACAACAGAACAACACGCAACAGAAATACGAAAATTAATAGACAAATGGGATGTCGACTATATCTATATCGATTCTGCTGCTCAACAAACAAGATATGACTTTGCACAAAATTATGACATTAGCACTATAAATGCAAAGAAATCAGTATTAGACGGAATAGGACATGTAGCTGGCATAGTCGATAATGATGCACTTATGGTGGATCAGAAATGCAAAGAAGCTCAAATGTGTTTAGACCAGTATCAGTGGGATCCAAATCCTAATTTAATGAGAGAAAAGCCAAAACATGACATGGCATCTCATATGGCTGATGCTTTACGATACGCACTCTATTCATTTGAAACCAATATCACTACATTTTAGTAAGACCTGTTAAAAACAGTTCTTGACATTTGATGTAAGTTTTTGGTATAATTCTAATTAAGAGTAGAAATATGAAATTAAAAAGAGATTTAGTTAAATATGTGAGAGACAAAGCTAAATCAAAATATAAGAAATCAAATAATTGTTATATCTGTGGCGACACAGATCATTTAGACTTTCATCATTATTACGGATTGACCGAACTACTAGAAACTTGGTTAAAACAGAAAAAAATAATTATAGAGAAGGAACAAGACATACTAGCACTTCGAGAATCCTTTATTGATGAAAATTATGACAAAGTGTATGATTATACGGTAACTCTCTGTCACAAGCATCATCTTAGACTACACTCGATTTATGGTAAACGACCCAAATTGATTACTGCAGAGAAACAAAACAAATGGGTCGAGATTCAGAGAGAAAAACAACATGGCATGGTACGATAGACTATTAGGTAGAACTCCCGAAACTGAGGAAAAACTCAACCCTGCCCAATATGTTATTTCTAGAAACGAAGGTCTAACAGTAGACTCTCGTGAAGTCGTTACTAATTATAGAAATGCGTATGAACAACTAGAAATAGTGAATAGAGCAGTCAACATGATAGTTGATGATGTTGCAGATATACCTTATACCCTTGGAA